TTTCTTATCGGAGAAGCCAAGCGAGCAGACGCCACCGTGAAGGCCCTCCAGGCCACCGTGCGGAAGCTGAAGGGAGAACAATAGGAGGAACCATGAGAGACATCGTTTTCGTAGGCCTGGCGCAAGCCGGGCTTTTTTGTTTGTGGGGCCTTGAGGCTGCTGGGGTGATCCCATGAACTGGTACGCCGACCCGGCAAGTCCATCTGGCCTCTCCTCGGTGCGCCTGAAGCGCCCAGTCGGATGCATCGGGAACCACGGATACTACCAGGTGAGCTGCCGGAAGAAGGGCGTGCTGCTGGCTCACAGGGTCCTCTGGGAGATGGCCAACGGTCCAATCCCGGAAGGCATGCAGATCGACCACATCGACCGCAACCGTACCAACAACGACCTGACCAATCTCCGCCTGGTGGACTGCGCCGACAACCTCGTGAACACCGGGGCTCATAAGGACAACCGGGTCGGCCACAAGAACATAAGCCTCCACCAGAACGGCTACGCCATCGAGGTCTGCCGTCGAGGCGTCCGCGTTCGGCGCACTGCTGCAACCCTGGAAGAGGCCCTGAGCATCCGCGAGGAGGTACTCAATGGCTTCAAAGAATGAACGGGACATCGCGCTCCTGAAGAGGTCCTTCGTGGCCTTCCTTTTCGTGCTCTGGCGCGCCTTGAATCTGCCGAAGCCAACGAAGTGCCAGATCGACATCGCCCGGACCATCTCCAGCGGCGCCGAGAGACGCTTCATCCTCCAGGCCTTCCGTGGGGTGGGCAAGTCGTTCCTGACCTGCGCCTATGTCGTCTGGAAGCTCTGGAACAACCCGGATCTCAAGTTCCTCATCGTGTCCGCCTCCAAGGAGCGTGCTGACGCCAACTCGATCTTCATCAAGAGAATCATCGAGCTGCTGCCCTTCCTGCACGAGCTAAAGCCCCAGAACGGCCAACGGGACTCCACCCTGGCGTTCGACGTGGGCCCCGCTAAGCCGGACCACTCGCCCTCGGTGAAGTCGGTAGGTATCACTGGCCAGCTCACGGGTAGCCGTGCTGACATCCTCATCGCGGACGACGTGGAGGTTCCCAACAACTCGGCCACTCAGGCCGCTCGGGAACACCTCGGTGAACTCGTGAAGGAATTCGACGCGATCCTGAAGCCGAACGGGACGATCATCTACCTGGGCACCCCTCAGACCGAGATGACCCTCTACCGCGAGCTGGAAGGCCGTGGCTACGTGACCACCATCTGGCCTGCCCGATACCCTCGGGACCAGAAGGACCTGGAATCCTACGGGCACCGCCTGGCTCCCATGCTGGCCGCCGAACTGAACGCCGATGGGACCCTCTTCTGGGAACCGACCGACCCCGTTCGATTCGACGACAAGGACCTGAGGGAGCGGGAGCTGTCCTATGGCAAGGGTGGCTTCGCCCTCCAGTTCATGCTCAACCCGAACCTCTCCGATGCCGAGAAGTACCCACTAAAGATGCGAGATTTCATCGTAGCGAGCCTCGGGACCGTCTCCCGGATCTCCGGTAAGGTCGAGGACGTAATGCTGCCTACGGTCTTCCAGTGGCTTCCTAACGCCTCCAACATGGTCTCCGGGGTTCCCTTAGTGGGCCTTAAGGGCGACTGCTTCCACTCCTACCATTCCGTGGGTCAGGCCGTAGCGATGGCTCAAGGGAAGATCCTGGTGATCGACCCCTCGGGCCGTGGTAAGGATGAGACCGGCTATTGTGTGCTGTACCACCTCAATGGCTACCTCTTCCTTATGGAATGGGGCGGCTTCCGTGGTGGATACGATGACGCTACGCTACTCTCCCTGGCCAACGTCGGGAAGAAGTGGAACGTCAACGAGGTCGTGATCGAGGGCAACTTCGGTGACGGCATGTACACCAAGCTATTCAGCCCTGTGATGACCCGTGTGCATCGCTGCGCCATCACCGAGGTGAAGTCCAAGGGTCAGAAGGAGCTCCGCATCTGCGACGTCCTGGAGCCCGTCCTGGGCGCCCACAAGCTGGTCGTAAGGAAGGAGGTAATCGACGAGGATTACAGGTCCGCTCTGAACCCCGATGGCACCGTTGACGTCAAGTATAGCGGCTTCTACCAGCTCACCAGGATCACCAAGGACCGTGGGGCTCTCCTCCACGATGACCGTCTGGATGCCCTGGCGATTGGCGTGCAGTTCTTCACCGAGAGCATGGAGAAGGACTCCAACATCGGCGACCAGGAGATGCTCCAGGAGTTCTTGGAGGCCATGATGGAGGATGAGCGCATGGGCTTCGATAGCCACCGCGAGATCGCCCTGAGCGACACCATCTCGATCTCCTTCGAGGACGACGGAACGGTGA